TTAGGGCCGCCAGTCGCGGTCATGGCCGCGCCAGTCGCCGCCGCGATCATGGTCATGCCAGTCGCCGCGATCGCCGCGCCAGTCGCGGTCGTGCCAGTCGCCGTCACGGTCGCGATGCCAGTCGTCGTGGCACTCGCCGAATTCCCAGTTGAATCCCCAGATCGGATTCCAGAACTCGCCGGGGCACCAGTGGTAGGTGGGGGCGGGGAGCGCCGGCGCCGCGTTGGCGCTGGCGGCCAGGCCGAGTCCGCCGGCCGCAATGGCCGCGGATGCTGCGATTCCCACGAGAATTTTCATCGGTCAGGGCCTCCAAATGTGATGGTGTCGATCTCGGTGGTGCCGATTCCCGCTGGATGTTGATGGCCGGCAGCCTCCGCCCGCCCCGACGAGGCGGATGCTGCGAGGCCCACGAGAACCTGCATAAGGAAGATGAAAAGCCATCTTCCTTGGAGCCATGCCGCTGAATTCGTAGAGCGAGCTGGGAGTTTTCTGTCAGCTATGCGTATGCATGCATGTGAAAGGCGTGCGTTGCCGCGGGTCGCCGGATCAACCGATTGGGGGATAGGGCCGTGCTGCCTGTAGTCTTCTCGGCGGTGGCGTGTCCGAGCGGCCTAAGGAGCACGCCTCGAAAGCGTGTGACGGGTAACCCCCGTCCGAGGGTTCAAATCCCTCCGCCACCGCCATAAGCCCCGATCCTGTTAATCCAGGTGAGGGGCTTATTTTATGCGCCAGAGCCCTCACTGAGATCGCCCTCTGACCACTCTTTGCCCACATTTTCGGGTGAGTAGGCGTTATGCAGAGTCGCCGCAACAGCATCAAGATCACTGTCGAAGAGGTCCGCATAGATACGGAGAGTGACGCTCGCGTCCTTGTGACCGAGCATCCGAGCCAGAGCCAACACGTTGCACCCGGCCGACACCGCCAGTGACGCCGCGGTGTGCCGCAAATCATGTGGGGTGATCTTCTGGACCCCAGACCGACCGACCGCCCCGGAGAACCAGCCACGGGTCGACTTCGGCCGTGGCAGGTACTTCCCGTCCTGGCCCGGGAACACCAGGGCGTCGGGTGACTTGCCGCTACACAGCGCGGCCACCTCATCGAGCACGAACGCCGGCACCGGCACTGAGCGCACCGTCTTGCCCTTGGTCGGTCCTACAGCGTGGTCGACGCCGAGCTGTACCGCATTCTCCGCGACCATTAACCGCCGGCGTAAGAACTGCACGTCGTGAATAGTCAGCGCAATCGCCTCGCCCCAGCGCAGCCCACAGAAAGCCAGCACGTACACCAGGGCGCGGTGTTCACTTGCCTCGGCTGCGAGGCGGTGGACGTCGTCGGCAGTCAGGTACACGTGCCGCCGAGCGATCTTCTTGGGCAAGCCGTCGATGCCTGCGGCCGGGTTGGTGGTCAGCTTTCGGGGCTTTGCCTTCACCGCGTCTTGCAGGATGCCGGACAGCACACCGTGGGCCCGCAGAACTGTCGTCGCTCCGCAGCCGTCCTGCTGCATCTCAGTTACCCAAGACTCGACTTCCTCGGTCGAAATCTTGGAGATCTGCCAGTGACCCCACTTCTTCGAGACATGCACGCGCCAGGATGATTCGAGCATGCGGTAGTGAGATATGGCGGTGGACTGCTGCTTGCGCGCCAGCCACCCGGGAGCCATCTCCGCGACGGTGATTCGGCCAGCCTTCGCCGGTACGAAATCGCCGGCCAGCTTGGACACCTCGACGGTGTTGGCGAAGGCTTCGGCGTCCCGCTTGGTCTTAAATCCACGCTTGTCGGTCTGCCGGTTGTCGGGGGTCCGGTACCGAACTCTATAGCGGATCTCAGGCTTTAGTTGCTTGCCGTCTTTGCCTTTACGCGGAAGCTCGTATGGGTCAATCGACGCCATTGGCCTGTTCCTCTGCCTCGCTGGTGCGGTACCTGACTCCGACTCCCAGCTCAGCGAGCTTCTTGACCAAGATCTGGATGGTCTCGGCTTGACGGCGCACCGTCTCAGTCAGCTTGGTCGCCTGGCCCTGCAGCACGGTCCTGTCGTTCTCCAGCAGATTCCTCTCCTGCTGGTCGTTTATCTGCGAGTGAATGCTGTTGCGCCGCTGTGCATCTTGTTCGTCAATGAACCATTCGGGCAGCGTCCAGTGCATGTCTGCGGAGTGGCGCTGTTGTGGCAGGGGCGCATCGCCACGGAACCAGGCAAGAAGTTCTGATGCCGATAGCTCGCCCGCCGCGGTAACCGATACCACCTGGTCGCCAGATGTTGTTTCGGGTATCAGCAGCGTCATCGGCGAAACTTGAAGGGCCACAGCCAAAGAAACGATGTCGTCCACGTCCACGCGGCGCTTCCCGTTCTCGATTCGGCTAATGCCGAGTGGCGGAATTGGCCGTTCGAGATCGTCTAGTCGTTTCGATAGTTCGGGAGCGGATGTTCCTGTCGCATCTCGGACGCGTCGGATGTTCTTCCGCACCACGTCACCAGTGTGGTCGAGAGGGCGGCCGGTGGACTTCGTGTCTCCGGCGTCGGATTGCTCGGTTGTCATGGTCACGACCGTAAGGCATCAAACCTGATAAGTCACGGCATCAGGGTTGACAAGAGATCTCTCGTTATGCATTCTGATGCAGAGTCGTATCAAAAAAGATGCGGTACGTATTGAAGGGACCAGAATGGCCGATCTGCTCGCCCCTGACGAGCTTCCTCCGATAGCCACCACAGCACAGGTGGCCTTGGTCGTGCAGACCACTGTGGACGCGCTCGCTCAAGACCGGTACCGCCGCCGCGGAATCCCCTACGTCAAGATCGGGGGCCGCGTCCGTTACCTCCGCGAGGACGTCGTGAAGTTCTTAGAGGACAACCGAATCGGCGGAGACGCGGCGTAGTGCGTGACTATCCGCAGCACGAAGATCTTGGTCTCCATCCGGAGGCCGACCGGACCGAAGACATGCGGCCCGGAAACAGTGACGCCGCCAGGGCTGCCACCCCGAGGCCGTCAGAACCAACCCCCACCAGGAGAGAAGTTTCAATGACCACTGTAAGCCAATGCCAGCACTGCACGGTACCCACCGAAGGAACCGTGATCTGCAGCTTCTGCCAGACCTACAGCCCGCCCGAGACCCCGGCGCAGCACCTCGACGTTGTGGTCAACAAGGTCGACTTGCTCCGCCACGACATCAACGAGATCCTGCGCGAGCTGCCCGACACCGTGCCACTGATGACCGCCGTCGACATTGTGACCGCGCTTGGCCACCTGCGTAAGGCTGCCGTCGCACTTGATCGCGCCACTGACGCGCTCCAAGCTGATGCCCCGGCGGTGACCCGATGAGCGAGCACGCCGCCTGCACCGCCGGATTTGAATGGTGCCAAGGCGGTTTGACCGACTGCCACGATGACCACAGCGGCATGATTTACCAGCGGGCGACGCTCGGCCAGGGCGCCCCGTACCGAGGCGATGAGCCGTTGTTGGTCGGTGTCGGTGCTCGCTTCAACGTCTGTGACGGTGACGTCGGCGCGAGAGTCGTATTCCACATTCAAGGCGGCCCGGACGATCTCGACGTCCAGATCGACATGCGTGCCACGGAGGCCTACGCGTTGTCCAAACTGCTCGACGCTGCGCTCATCGACGCCACCGCGGCCACCCTGAGCGTGCTCCCGCCGACACTGGCCGCCGACCTGATCGACGCCCAGTGACCAACCAGATGAATGTGGAGACCCGCCCCCTCGCCGGGGCGGGTTCTCCCGCGTCCCAGCAAGTCGACTGGTGGAGCACCTACGAGTTCGTCACCGCCCTTGCCGCGCAAGCCAATCACGGCCCGCTGCCCACCGCCGGAACACCATCCTGGTCCGCCCTGCCCGACGACGACCCCCGCAAGCTGCTCGCCCTCGCGATCGCCGGCTCCCATCACGCCCTGCGCGTAGAAGTCGCCCAGACCGCCATGGCCGAAGCCTCCCACGCCATCGCAGCGAGCCCCAACTGGCGCACCCGCCCCCGCGGCTCCGCCTACATCCCCCGAGAAAGGGCGTCCTGAGTGACCGAGCAAGGTGATGAGTTCTTCACCGCCACCCCAGAACTGGCCACCATCCACGCGTGGGCGCGGGCCCGCTACGCCGCCCCGTGGGCCGTCATGGGAGCCGTCATGGTGCGCGTCGCGGCCAGCGTAGGGCCCCACGTCCAGCTCCCCGGCATCATCGGCGGCCGCGCATCGCTCAATTTGCTGGTTGCATCTGTGTCCATATCTGGTGGCGGCAAAGGCATCTCCGACAAGGTCGCGCGGCTGGCCTGGCCAACCGAGATCATCGAACGCCCGATCGGGTCCGGCGAAGGCATCGCCGCCACGTTCATGCCGCCCAAGAAGGAGGGCGTAGAACCGGTAACTAGGGCCATCTTCAACGTGCCTGAAATCGACACCCTGACCGGGATTGCCAGCCGCCAGGGCAGCATCCTGCTTGCCCAGCTCAAGAGCATGGCCATGGGAGAGCTGCTCGGCCAGTCGAACGCCTCCGACGCCACCACTCGCATCATCCAGGCGCACTCCTACCGCTGCTGCCTATCCGTCGGTGCCCAGCCCGGCCACACCGGCGTCCTGTTCAACGACGCTACCGGCGGCACACCGCAGCGGTTCTTGTGGTTCCCCACCACCGACCCCGACATGCCGGCCGACACCACCCCGGACCCCGAGCCGCTCAACACCCGGTTGCCGCTCTGGGCGCACCCCAGCGAGGGCGTCGTCGAGATCGTCTACGGCCCCGCCGAGATCACCGAAACGGTCATCGCCGCGCACCTGGCACGCCAGCGCGGAGAAGCCGCGGCCCTCGACGGCCACGCCCTGCTCACCCGGTGCAAGGTCGCCGCCGTCCTCGCGATCCTCCACCACCGGTCGGTCGTCTCCGACCTCGATTGGCAGCTCTCCCAGACCGTCATGGCGGTGTCCGACCGGACCCGTAACTGGCTCCTCGACGAGGCCAAGCGCGCCGAGCGAGCAAAGGTTCATGACCGCGCGATGCGGCAAGTCGAGTTCAACGCCGTGGTCGACAACCGCCTCCTCGACGGCGTCAAGAACAGCATCCTCCGCACCCTGGAACGAGACGGCGAGCAGGCCGGCAACGCCCTGCGCAGCCGCATGGGAAAACGGGAACGCCGAGACCTCTTCGACCAAGCCATCGCTTTGCTAGAACACGAGCGCCGGGTCGTGTCCATCACCGTCGAACGCGGGACGAGATACCGATTGTCAGGAGTTCAGGGTGAACCACCGGTTCAGGGTCCATACCCGCAGGTAGAACAGGGTGAACCGAAAGTTCAGGGTGAACCCGGCGCTACAGTCACTCACATCGATCCGCGCAGGTCACCTGACAGTGAAGCGCGCCAGCCCACCGCGGCCCAATGGCTGGCCTCACACGTCAAGAACCTCCGAAAAGATGGCCACACCACCGCCCAGTCCTTTGCTGTCTACGAGGCGGGCCTGGCCCTCGGCTACAAATACCCCAACCTCCGCCAGGCAGCCAGATCTCACCCCGACATCCGCGTCATCCAGCGGACCGGAAACGCAGTCGTCTGGTCCATCACCCTCGACCCGGCCACCGACCAGACCACGACGCCAGCAAACGATGAGGAGACAGCATGACCGCCAGCCGCAAGTCCACACCCCGAGAAAACGAGGCCGCCTTGGCCGTCTTGGCCGTCATCGAAGCCGGCATGAAAGGCGACACCATCGCCGCCAACATCGTCCTTGAACCCTGGGCCGACGACCTGGCGCCCGTCCTCCAGTTTGCGACCGCACTACTCACCGGACTGGTGACGCAGTGCTGCGACGAACCACGCATCCTCATCGGCAGCATGCGCCGCGACATCATCGCCGAGATGGCACGGAGCACACGATGACCCTGCGCGCCTGCCTCGACTGCGGTGAACCGACCGACCAGTCGCGCTGCCCCGACCACCGACTACCCGACCGCAAGCCCAGCGCCCGCGCCCGCGGCTACGACGCCGACTGGGACGCACTATCCAAGCGCGCCCGCCGACTCCAGCCCTGGTGCACCGACTGCGGCGCCACCGAGGACCTCCAGACCGACCACCTCCCCGAAGCCTGGGCACGCCACGACGCCGGCCTACCCATCCGCCTCACCGACGTAGAAGTTTGCTGCGGCCCATGCAACCGCGCCCGAGGCGCCGGACGCACCAGGGGAGGAGCCCCCACCCCCACCCATCGGGACCCCCGTGTTGAGGCGCGGTCCGCGTTACACACCGCCGGAGATGCTGCGTGAAGGCCGGGCCGAAGGCGTCGGTCGACCCGTCGAGTTTGCTGTGGCGTCCCCGTTCGACGGGCTCGGTCCGGTTCGGAAAGTTCTGCGAGCGGTATATCCGGGTTCCATCCGGTACCGGCGCGTTGGAACCCTTGCGGCTGCGGTCGTGGCAGCGGGAGCTAGTCGGGTCGGTGCTCGATGCTCCTGTGCAGCCGCGGACCGCCGGGTGGATGCTTCCCCGTGGCCAGGGCAAGTCCTCGTTGATGGCCGCGTGGGGTATCTACGACCTGTTCGAGGGTGGTGAGGCGGCGACTGTTGTGGTCGTCGCCGTCGATGAGCGCCAGGCGGGCATCATCTTCGGTATCGCCAGGCGCATGGTTGAACTTCATGACGAGTTGGCGTCGCGGGTACAGGTTTTCAAAGAGAAGCTGGTGATCCCCGGCCGGAACGCGGAGTTCCATGTGCTGCCGGCGGAGCCCAAGCGGCTGGAGGGTCTGAACTACACCCTCGCGGTCCTCGACGAGGCGGGGGTGGCCAACCGGGATTCGTATGAGGTGCTGACCCTCGCTCAAGGCAAGCGCGTGCGTTCGACGCTGGTGTGCATCGGCACCCCCGGACCCAAGCTCGACGATCAGGTGCTCCTCGATCTTCGCCGCTCGGCAGCCGCGCACCCCGAAGACAGAAGCCTGGTGTGGCGCGAGTTTTCGGCGGCCGGATTCGAGGATCACCCGGTGGACTGCCGGCACTGCTGGGAGCTGGCCAATCCGGCGTTGGACGACTTTCTGCATCGTGACGCATTGGTTGCCTTGCTGCCGCCCAAGGTCAGAGAGTCCACGTTCCGGCGGGCACGGCTGTGTCAGCTCGCCAGTGATACCGATGGCGCATTTCTGCCGGCGGGTGTGTGGAACGGTCTGTCGACGGGGTTGCCGGTCCCGGACCGGGCCGAAGTGGTCATTGCTTTGGATGGATCCTTCTCTGATGACACGACGGCACTGCTAGTTGGAACTGTCTCGGAGACTCCGCATTTCGACACGGTGCGGGTGTGGGAGCGACCGGCGGGTGATGAGTCCTACCGAGTGCCGGTGGCCCAGGTGGAGCAGGAGATCCGAGATGCATGCCGGCGCTGGCAGGTCGTGGAGATCGTGGCCGATCCGTTTCGTTGGACGCGCACGTTGCAAGCGCTCGAGGCTGAGAAGCTGCCGGTGCTGGAGTTTCCGCATTCGCCGGCCCGGCTGACTGCGGCGACGGGTGACCTCTACAGCGCTGCGGTCAACGCTCGGATGACGCATTCGGGCGATGAACAGCTCGCTGAACATGTTGCGGCGGCTGTGATCACGGAGGATGCGCGTGGCATCCGGCTATCGAAAGCGTCTCGTTCACGGTCGGCGCGCAAGATCGACCTGGCCGCATGTCTGGTGATGGCACATAGCCGGGCGACGTGGCGTGCGACCCACAAGAAACGTAAGAAGGCAAGGAGCTTCGCATCGTGACAGTTCTAGAGGATCTCCTCGGTCGGCTGAATGAGCCGATGGCCCGGTACGCGGATCTCGATCGCTATTACGACGGTAAGCAGCCGTTGGCGTTCCTGTCCCCGGAGGCAAAGCAGGCTTTGGGTAACAGGTTCGGGGTGATGGCGTCGAACATCCCGCGTCTGGCCGTCACTGCGCTGGCGGAGCGGCTGCGGATCGGCGGGTTCTCCGGTGACACGGCGCTGTGGGCGGACTGGATCCGCAACGACCTCGACCAGACCAGTGGGGTGGCGCACCGCGAAGCGCTCCTGCTCGGCGACTCCTACGTCATCGTGTGGGCTGACAAACTGGGCCGGCCGCAGGTGACGGTGGAGTCGGCCAAGCAGGTGGCGGTCCTGACCGATCCGGGGAGCCGCAAGGTCTACGCCGCGGTGAAACGGTGGGAGGACCGCCAACGCAAGACGACCGAGGCCGTCGTCTACTTGCCCGACAAGATCATCCAGCTCCGTGCCGATCAGCAGGGCGCGGTGGCCAACGGATTCAAGACGATTGGCGAGATCGCCAACCCGCTCGGTGTCGTCCCGGTGGTGAATCTGCGCAACACCGATCGCATCGTGGGCGACTGGGGTAGCTCTGAAATCGATGACCTCAAGCCGCTGGTCGACGCGCTGAACAAGTCGCTGGCCGACATGATGGTCACCAGCGAGTACGTCGGCCGGCCGCGCCGCTGGGCCACCGGCATCGAGCTCACCGAGGAACCGGTTCTCGATGACGACGGCGAACCGGTCCTCGACGACGACGGCCAGCCGGTCATGACCGAGACCAACCCGATCCCCGAGGGCCACCGGGCGATGATCTCGGAAGCGAACGAGGCCAAGTTCGGGCAGCTGCAGGCCGCGGACCTGTCCGGGTACGAGAACAGCGTCAACGTGCTGCTGGGCCAGATCATGGCCGTGTCAACGCTTCCCGCGCACTACGTCGGGGTGTTCACCGACAACCCGGCCAGCGCCGACGCCCTGCGCGCGGCCGAGGCGTCCCTGACGGCCCGCGCGGAGGCACGCCAAGCCACGTTCGGTCGGGCGTGGGAGCAGGTTGCCAAGCTCATGCTGGCGGTCCGGGATGGCACCGACCCCAACAAGATCGACGATGTTCGTGTGCAGTGGGCCGACGCCGCGACTCGCTCGGTCGCCCAAGAGGCCGACGCGGTGGTGAAGCTCTATCAGGCCGGTCTCCTGCCGACGTCTTACGCGCTGGGCAAGCTCGGATACTCCCCCGATGAGATCACCAAGATTCGTGCGGCGAAGCGAGCTGAGAGCCTCGACACCGCGGGTATCACCATCGGGCGGCCGGCGTGACCGCGCCCGTGGAGCAGTACCAGGCCGACACCGAGGCGCTGGCGGCGAGCACGGTGGTCGGCGTCCTGGCGGTCTACGCGGCGCTGCAGGCCGGGCAGGTGTCGGTGCCGGAGGCCGGTCTGGTGATCGCCACCGCGGTCGTCACGGCCAACGCGGTGGCCACCACCCTGGCGGATGCGTACGTGGCCGCCCATATCGAGCAGGCCACTGGTGTCCCGACGCCCACGGTCGGGTTGCCGCCGCGCGATGACACCGAGCGTCTGACGAAGGCCGTCGAGAAGATCCTCGACGAACAGGAGGACGAGCCGGTCGACACGGCTGCCATGCGCATCGAGCGGCTGGCGCACTCCGAACCGCTGGCGGCCGCGCAGCAATCCACCGTGGAGGTCATGGCCGGACAGCCGGCCGTGGTGGGGTGGCGCCGACAGATGGACGCCGACCCGTGCGAGCTGTGCCAATTCTGGTACTCCGGCGGCCGGATCTACCGCACCACAACGGCATTCCAGTCCCATCCCGGCTGCAATTGCCAGCCCGAACCTGTATTCACCACCACCACAAAAAAGGAGCACATCGCATCATGACCACCCCCGAAAGCAGCACCGAGCAGACCGTCGACGACACCACCCCGGTCGTGGATACCGAGGTCGAACAGCCAGAACCGGATGCGGAGGCGGACACGTTCCCACGCCAGGTCGTCGAGGACCTGCGCCGCGAGAACGGCAAGTACCGGCAACGCGCCCAGCAGGCCGACACCTACGCCGCGCGCCTCCACGCCGAACTGGTCCGTGCCACAGGAAAATTGGCCGACCCCACCGATCTGCCGTTCGACGCCGAGCACCTCGACGACCCCGAGAAGATGGTGGCCGCGATCGACGAACTGCTCGAAGCCAAGCCCCACTTGGCGTCCCGCCGGCCGACCGGTGACATCGGGCAGGGCCAGCGCGGGCCCGAGTCGTCATCGTTCTCGCTGCTGGACACACTCAAGTCGCTTACCTAAAGTCACCCCCGCCTCCTACACTCTGGAGCCGGTGGCCGGTCCTGCCTCAACCAAATCCGGGGCGGGGCAGGGTCGGCCACCACTGCCCCTGGCGGGCAATCTGATTGACGTCCTGGCGACGTGTCGGCGGACCACAACAACTACACGTCGTCAGGACTCAATCTCATGGCCATTGAACTCACTTCCGGCAATTCGACTCTGATTCAGTCGCAGGTGTCCAACCTGCTCGTCCAGCCCCTCGAACAGGCCAGCACGTTCCTCGCCGCCGGCCCCGTCGTCCTGGACTCCTCCAGCCCGGTCCGGGTGCCCCGCGTCGTCAACGGCGTCAGCGCCGGGTTCGTCGCCGAAGGCGCACAGATCTCCGATGGCGACGTTGCTTTCGACGAAGTGACGCTGCTGCCGTCGACCCTCAAGGGCCTCAAGGTACTGGTGAAGCTCTCCAACGAGCTGATCCGCACCTCCGTCGTGGGCCTGGAAGCCGTCCTGCGGACCCGTCTGGTCACCGACGTGGCCAACGCCCTCGACGCCGCCCTCTGGGACGGCACCGGCACGTCGAACACCATCAAGGGCATCCTTCGGCAGACCGGCATCCAGACCGGCACACTGGACCTCACCGACCCCGACAGCCTGATCGACGGCCTGGCCGCCGCGCAGGGCAACAAGGTCAGCCCCACCCACTGGGTCATGACCGCGGCCAGCTTCGCCAAGATCCGCAAGGTCAAGGTCGGCACCGGTGACAAGCGATACGTCATCGACCCCAACACGATTCAGAACGGCACGGACTTCCGGCTGCTCGGGTTGCCGGTCATCATCACCGACAACATCCCGGCCGTGTCGACGAAGAACCGTGTGGCCCTGGTGGACTTCGGCAAGGTGGTCGTGGCCCGCGACGTCAACGCCGAGGTGAAGATCCTCGACCAAACCTGGGGTGACTTCGACTCGATCGGCATCCGCGTCGTGTCCCGCTGGGATACCGCGCTGCTGCAGGCCAAGGCCGTCACCCTGCTCACCGAGGCGTAATGACAACCTTGGTCCAGGCCGTCGCTGATCTGCTGACCCGACAGGGCTGCGGTGATGACGGCCCGGAGGATGACGCGGCACTGAGGGCTTCGGTCGATGCGATCACGGGATTGGCGAGGGCCTACACCCGTGGCCGCGGGTTCACCGACGCCGGCCCGAACGCGGACATCTCGGCGGTGATCGTCACCGCGGCAGCCCGGCTGGTGAGCAACGCGCGCCAGTTCTCCTATGAGACGCCGATCGGGCACGGCCAGCGCGCCTTTCGCGGCGCGTTCACCGGCTGGTCGCTGGCCGAGCAGGCCGCGCTCAACCGGTACCGCGTCCGCGCGCAATGA